TATAAAAATCAGTATGGAGAAACAGAACATTATAAAAATAATACACAAGGTAAATATCTTAAGAAGGATTATAATTTTATAGAAGTTATTTGTGGAAATACATTACATTTATCTACTCCAATAGAAAATAATAAATATAAGGATAAAAAACGAACTGATTTTAAACCATTAGTTGTTAAAACTGCTGATAATATATTAAAAACTATATTTGTTAAGGATTTAGTTAAGAATGTTATTGAGAAGACACCTACAAAATCTACTAATGTTGAATTTGTAGAAAATTTTGATACAGAACATTCTATAGTAGATAACTCTACACAAGATAAACAAACTAAACAAGATTTAAATTTAGAAGAAATAACTGGATATTTGAATAATATTAAACAAATAGATATTGATAATAGGGATACATTTTTCAATATTACTTGTGCTGTAGTAAGAGATACAGAAGATAGATTTAAACAAACATTATATGAACTTGGTAAAAAATCACCTAAATCTATTGGTGGTAGAGAACCTTATGATATTTGGTTTGAGAAACATTATAATAATTGTAAAATCCAATCTACATTTAAGAATTGTAATATATTAAGAACATTAAGTAGAAATTGTGATATAAAAAAACATTATGAAATTTATAATAAATATTCTAAACAATCACAAGGATATACACCACAAGAGTTAAGTGATATATTCTTAAAAAATAATGAGGATAATATTATTGTAGCAAATAATGAAGACCCGGAACAACCACCTTCTATATATCTATGGGTTGAAAGTCATAAAAAATGGACTAATGAAACAAATAATAAAATGGATACATTATGTTTTGCTATATATGAAGATATATTTGAATATTTAAAATTACAAAAAACTAAATATTTAAAATTATTACAAGAAGCAAAAGATAATGAAGAAGAAAATATGATTGATAAATATGAACGAAGAATGAAGGATATTTATATGTGTATAAATGATATACAAGCACCAGCATTAAGAAAAAATATAGCAACTTGTTTGATACAAAAAATAAAAACATTATTTCCACAACAAATAGAATTTGATAATGAACCAACACTATTACCATTTAAGGATTGTTTATATGATTTATCTACACAAGAAATAAGAGATTATAAAAAAACAGATTTGATAATTAGAAAAATAGATTATGATTATAGAGAACCATTAGAAGATAATTATAATGAAACTAAACAATTTCTATATTCATTGTTTCCTATTGGAATAGAATTTAAACCAATATCAAGAAAACCAATTGAGAATAGATTTAGATATTTATATAGAAAAATAAGATTTAATAATTTTGAAATAAATAAGAAATCTAAAAAATGGAAATCATTTGAAATAAATATAAAATTATCACCTGAATTCTATGATTTGATATATGTATTATGTATGAGTTTATTTGGTTATATGATACCTACTATACATATTCTAAATGGAGAAGGTTGTAATGGTAAATCAGTATTAATGGATATTATGAAACGAATACTGTGTATTTATTTTACTGGTATCAAGGGTAATAATTTATGTGAAGATATAGAAACAAATGGTGCTTCTCCTCATTGGGCGAAATGTGATATGAAACGAATTGTTGTTTCTCAAGAACCAAATGAAAATAAGGAGTTATGTGTAGCAACATTAAAATATATTACAGAGCAAGAAATAGAAGCAAGAATGTTATATTCAAATAAAACTAAAATTCAACTTCAATGTATATGGTTCTTGGTTTGTAATGTTGTTCCTGAATTAGACGGTGTAAATAATAATGCCTTAACAAGAAGAATTAAGGATTTTAATTTCCCACATAAACGAGCAGAAACAATAGAACAATTTATAAATGGTATGTCTATTGAACGTTGTGAAGAAACTGGTAAGGTGATTAATTGTAATTCTCAATTTATGGGTGTATTAAATACAAAATTTGCTGATAAGCATTATCAAGAAGAAGCAAAATATTCATTACTAAAATATCTATTAAATTTTGTAAATAATTTTGAAAATATATATGGAAAACCTATTCATAAATATAAATGGAAATATTCTAATATTGTAGAGGAACGAAGTAAGGCATATCTTGGTAGTAATGATAGAATTAACGAACATTTAAATAAATATTTTAGAAAATGTGTATTACCTACTGGATTAATTGATAAGTCAAAATATATTACATTAAATGAATTACATACACATTTTATTACTAATAGTGAATTCTATAAACAAGCAACTCAACGTAAGAAGGATAAATATAAGAAACAAGTATTCTTCAAAAATATTAAGGAAAATGATTATGGAATATTTGTAAATTTAGACAAGGAAAAACGAGTTGGAGGACAACGTGTTAAAATAGGTCAAGTATTAGAAGGATTTGAATTAATACCAAATGAACCAATTGAACCAATAAATAATCAAGAATTACAAAATGATAGTGATACAGATAATGATACAGTTGATATGGGATATGTTAGTGAATATAGTGAAGACGATTTAATGAGTTAAAAAAAAAAAAAATAAAATATAAAATCTTGTGAAAATAGTTTTAGATAATAATGACTGGGGAAACTGGGGGATTATAATATTCATTTACAGCATTCTCATATAAATTTTTTGCTTCTTCTAATGTATCTCTACAACCTAAATAAATACGTTTTTTATTTCTTGTTAACACAGCATAATACTTACCATATTTAGTTTTGTATAAACCTCTACTAATTTTATTTGTTGAAGGTTTATTTATAGAATTTTCACTATAAGAAACCCACCTTAAATTATCTAATGAATTGTTTTGTTTATTTCTATCTTTGTGGTCTACACAAGGTTTTTCATTTGGATTATCTATATAGGTAGTTGCTAATAATCTGTGGATTGTCTTATTCTGTTTTTTTTTTGTTTCACTATTAATTAGTGTATATGATAAGTAATTATTTCTTTGTTCCCAGTGTTTCATTTGGTGTTCTGTTTTTTTATTGTAAACTTCACCAAGTTCATTTATCAAATAATTTTCAAACGGTTTAGATAGTTGAATGGTATTTTCCATTTTTATTAATTTATTAATATATTTTTATATAGTAGAAATTAGAATATTAATTTTTAATTGTATAAAACTATTTAAAAATAAACTATGAAATTAATATAAGTATGAAAAAATATATTTGGACTTATAATTCACCCTCCATAAGCATACGTGAAAATAATGTTGAAACTTTATGTGAAAAAATAAATTCAATTGAAAATCTACAAGATAAAAATAAAATAAATAAATGGATTATTCATAATACATTACAAAAAAAAATTAAGAAACCAAGAGATATAGTATTACGTATTAGTAGAAGGCAAATTTAATTTTTTAATTAATTCGTCATATTTTCTTGCCTTAATTCCTAAAATATGTTTATCAGTTAATAAATGACGTTTTACACTACAGAGTGATAATTTAACACCACAAGCACATTCCCATTTTGAAGTATTTAATATTTCTTCTGTATTTTTTTTTATAAATTTTTCTAATGTAATATGTTCCATTCTTATTTACATATATTATTTATTTTCTAAATATATATATATACTATTTAAAAACAAAAAACCAAATATATAAAATGGACGCTTTTAAGACTAATCTTGATACACTTTTAAAATCTGTTGTAAGTGAAAATATTAAACCAAGTTCATTTAAGAACTATAAATTAATTTCAATAAAATTATTTAATTTAGGAAATAAAAAACCATTTAGTAATGATTTAGAAGAAACAGATTTAATCAAGGGATTTTCTAAATGTTGTTTTAACTATATGAGTATTATAGATTATTTACAAAATGAAGAAAATGAAATCAAGGATAATACAAAAAAAAATTATATAAATACTTTTTTAAATATTATTACAAAAATAAATGATATTACAAAATATAATAAATTAAGTAAAAAAAAATTAAAAATAACACAAGATTATTTAACTGATTACTGGACTAAATTAAGAGAAAATATTAATACTGTAAAAAATAATAATGTTATCAATGAAGAAAAATTTATTACAAATGAAGAATTTGATACAGCAATAAAAAAATGTAGAAAATCATTTGATAATGATAATACTGATACAAATTTATTACAAGAATATATTTTACTAATGTTATATAGAGGTAAATATATTCCTCCATTAAGAAATACATATGCTACTATGAAAATTATTACAAATGAAGACCCAGTAGAAGAAAACCAAAATTATATTATACACGATAATAACACAAGTAAAAATACAATTTTATTACAAGAAGATAAGGTCAGTAAACACTATGGAAGTAATGTTTATAAAATTAATAAATCTTCTATATTAAATAAATATTTAAATTTATTAATAACTAATAGATTTGATAATAAAAAAAATGATTTTTTAGAAATCACTGGTAGAAACAAAGCAGGTGAACCATTATCTACTAATGGTCTTACTTATTATTTACAAAAAATATTTGAAAAACATTTAGATAAGAAAATATCCAGTAGTGAATTAAGAAAAATATTTATAAGTAATTTACCAACAAATCTCACTAATAATAAATTAGAGAAAATAGCAAAAGGTATGAGGCACAGTATACAAACACAGCAATTTACATATAAGAAGGTTAAAAATTAAATCCCCCAGTTTCCCCCACCGATTTTGATACAAACTATTTTCAAAACAAAAATTTTATTTTTTTTTTTTTTTTTTTATTTTTTTATAGAATTCTCAATTTCTAATTTTTTTATATCTTCTTCTATTTCTAATTTTTTTATATCTTCTTCTATTTCTATTTCTTTTTCTTTTAACTGTATTTCTTCTTTGGTATGTTGAATTTCACGTTTACAACTAATACAAGGTGTTTGTATACTGGAACAACGAGAAGTGAAGACGGTTGTAAGTATCCCACTTAATGTTGTTCCAATAACTGCTACTAATGCGATTAATCCACTATCCATATATATTATAATCTTATTTTTTTTATACAATTAAGACATATTAAAAATTGTTGTTTTTCTTTACACATTTTACAATTATACCAAAATATCTTATTCATATATTTTATACAGATTTAAAACTTTTAAATGTTGAACTATTATTTAATTTATCTATTGTTATTTTCATTGTATTTACTAAATCTGTTAATGTATCTATTTGTTTCTGTTGTTCTTTACATTTTGCCCACAATATAATATTCATATCTGTTTTATTTATTGTTATTAAATCATTTACTTTTAATTTTTCACCTTGATAATCTACTTTATCATTAGGATAAATACTTTCTCCATTACCAGTTGAACTGAATTGACTATTTATTTCTGTGTTTTCTTTTACTTCTTGTGCTATGTATCCATAAACAAATTTATTAGGGTCTGTTCCTTTATCAATAGCATATTGTTCCTCATATTGATATTTATAAATATTTATATTATCAAATGAAGTTGCTAATAAATTTGTATCTGCTAATGTTTCATTTTTTTTAACCCTTCTATCACTGGGAGCAAATGAAGGCGTATGTATTAAATTTGTTCCGTCATAGAAAAGATATGCTGAACCCGCATTATTAAAATAAATTCTTGTAGTATTACTTGTAGTGCCGTTTTCAATTAACTCTATGTATCCGTTTTCTGTTCCTGCCGAATAACTGGTATTTTTTGCTATTCGTAATTTTACCATATCTGTTCTATGAAATGTGCTTGTAAATATTGTATTATCAAAATCTATGTAGCATTCATTATTATCATTACTTATAATTCTATCTCTGTTTATTTTAATTCCAGTAGAGGTTGCTGTTATAGTCGTTGTGTATGTTCCAGCACTATCGTTGTATAGTGCTATAACTTGTTGATATGTGAAGGCACAATATAGGGTTTCAGCATATATTTCTTTAATAGACCCATATAAACTTCCAAAATAGGTTGTTTGATTACCATATAATATAGTATCTAAAAAATCTATTTCGTCCACATTGCTTGTTGGTTTTATATCTACTGTTGTTAGACTTGAACCTCTCGCCCAATAATTAACAGGAGTAGAAATTGTAATAGCACTTGAACTATGTGCTATTGTTATATTATCTCCTGCTGTTAATGTGCGATATTGTAAATTATTAGTTCCGTCATTAGCAGTTGCTATTATTTGATTACTTGAACCATACCCACTTAAATTCCCAAGTGAAATATTCCCACTTACTAATGTTAATGGTGTATTATAACTTGGGATTTGACTTGTTAATGCTAATGTCCCAGTGCTACTTGGTAAAATAATATCATATGAAGAACCTATGTTAACATTTGTTTTTAATGATATATGGTAATTATCATTTGAATATAAATTAATATATCCTAATGAATTTACCGGACCAATTACTTCTAAATTAGTATCATAAGTTGTTGTGCCGTTGAATTGAATATTACCAGTTATTGTTGTATTCATTTTAAATTCAGTTCCAGTTAAAATTAAATTTAATCCTGCTGTATACGTTGTATTTGTATCAGTAGCATTAATAGTTAATGCTCCACTATTATTAGTAATATTTACATTAGTTCCATTTACTAATGAATTTTCATTTAATATTTTTAAACTATTATATGTAGGTAATCCAGCACTACTAATTTTGAATAGTGAATTCATTATTATATCTGTTTTAGAAGTCATTTCAATATTTCCTACTCCATTTGCTCCGTTATCGTGTGAAGCATTCAATATTATTTTGCTTGTTCCGCTATTACTACCACCTTGATATGAAGTTATATTTACTGCTGTATCTTGTGGGTTGCCGTCATTTTGTCTTTCACTTTTTATATTAATACTTGTAGCACCAGTATAAGATTTACCACTATTTATATAAATATTACTTGTATTAGAATTTGCTGTTAAACCACCAACATAAATATCTTGTCCTAAAATTTTAGTATTTGGTGTTGTTTGTGAAGAATGACTTTTACCCAGTGTTATATCACTTGAAGCATTAGTTCCATAATTTACTGCTGTTAATAATGAATTAAGTGTTATAAAACTTGCTATATCTGCTTCATATACAGTATCAGTAGGTATATAATCCTTACCAAGTCTTGTCCCAGTCCAAGTTCCAGTTGTAATTGTTCCTACTGTTGCTATACTACTACTTCCAGTAGTTAAACATAATGTTCCAGTTAAACTGGGTAATGTAATATTAGCAGTAATATTTTCTTGTGGTTGTAAAGTTGTATGGTGTGAATTATCTGTATCGTAAAAATTTATATATCCAACTCCATTTTGTCCTTTTAAATAAATTTGTCCTATAAACTCACTTGTTCCATTTACAAATAATTTTCTATTATCTGTATTAGAAGTAGTCCCTAATAATAAATTTTCACTTGTTAATTTAGGATAAATATTAGGTGAGTTAAAAGTCCAAAAATTAGTATCTATTCCTCCACTGAAATCACTATAAGTAATTTTCTTAATATTTCCATTAGTTTCTTCTAATAAAAATAAATCTGTATCATTAGCACTTGTTGAAGCATTTTGTTTACTTATTTTAACATTACACGTAGAAGCAGTATTTGAACTACTTGTTATATCTATAGCAGAACCACTACTTATTGTATTAATATTAATGGTATTACTATTTAATCCATTTAAACTTCTAATTCCACTCATTATAATATTATATATAAAATTATTTTAAAATAAATATCTAATATATATAATAATAATGCCGAAAAAAAAAGCGACACCTACCGAAGATTTAACTGAAACACCGATAACTGAAGAAAATATGGAAGCACCAAAACCAAAGAAGAAAAGGGTGTTAAGTGAGAAACAAAAGGCAAATTTTGAAAAATTACAAGAAGCAAATAAAATTAGATATGAGGCAAGAAGGAAAGCAAAAGAAGAATTAGGAGAACAACCAAAACCTAATAAGAAAAATACTAATGAAGAAATATTAGAGAATAAAGAAGAATATATAAATAATGAAATTAAGAAGAAAACTAAAAAAAAAATAGTTAAGGAAGATAGTAGTAGTGAAGAAGAAGCACCTACTATTATTAAGAAGAAAGCAAAAAAAAAAAAGAAACCAAAAATTGTAATAGAACAAGATAGTTCAAGTGAAGAAGAAGAGATAGTTATTAGACGCAGTAGAAAACCTAAATCTATCAAACAAAAACAACAGCAAGAAGGATATATAAATGATATAAAACAAAATGAAGAAAAAAAGGAAGAAATAAATAATGAAATAAAAGAAGAAGCACCTATAGAAAAAGAAAAAATTGAAAAAACACCACCTCCACTTAAGGAGTATACACACCAACAAATTTTAAGAGGTTTAGGATTATAATATACTTTTAAAAAAAAAGGATACGAAGTATCCATTGAGTTCTGCGAACTCTAGTAATATCAAAAATTTTAAATCCCCCAGTTTCCCCAGTCATTTTTGGGTCAAACTATTTTCACAAGATTTTAAATTTTTTTTTTTTTTTTTTTATTTATTTTATTGTTAAATTTACTATAGAAAAAAATAATTCTCTACAGACACTGATAAAATAT